AGGTAAGAAGGGATGCTTTGGCCTTATCAAGATCAAATGCACCTCCAGCCTCTGTCTTGGATACGGAGTTTGATGAATCTGAAGATTCAGATGAATATGAGTCCGATGAAGATAGTCAGTATGGTGAACCAGATATTCCACTCTCAAGGAGCAGTCAGGATTTAAAAGTGGCTAAACTTAAAAGGCTATATAATGAGTCACCCACCCTGAGAAAAAGTGGAGTCAGTGTTAGGAGAGTGACTTGATAAGGGCCATTGCCAATAAGAGATTAGATTTATCAAATGATGAATTTGAATATTATAAAATATTATTGGAAAAATATGGAGCTGATTCATTTAGATCTTTGTTTGATACTGACCAAAATGGTATAATCATATCGGTCTCTCCACCATTAGATGGTCAAACACCCATGGCAGTTATATTTTATATGTTAAACGTTATGTTTACCCAAAGAATGCGACTTCTAGATCTAAAGATATCAAAATTTGATGAGCTAGAGAAAAAGGTTGACCAGGTTGCAGGGATGGCTAACCTATTGGAGAGGAGGATGGATGGCAAAAATTAAAGAACTTCTGAGCCTAGAGGGCTTCTCTCCAGAAGAGATTGATCTTTCTCCATTGGAAAAAATAACAGAGATGTTACCATCTAATGGCATTATTGATCTTAATATTGCAGAGCAGGGTCTAATAACAACTCTAGAGGGTCAGAATTTCTGCCAAGAAAAAACTGCCTTACTAGATAGATATATTGGCCTTTTTGAAACAAAGAAAAATAAAGCTTGGTCAAATGCTGCCTTAAACAAGGCAAAGGATGAAGGGCATAAAACTGCAAAGGATAAAGAATGGTTTGCCCAAGCAGATGATGAGTATATTGAAATATGCAATAAGTTAACGATGGCTAAGGCTACTAAGAAATGGTTTGAGAATAAAGCAAATTATTTTTTTGGATGGCACTACACCTTCAAAACCTTCCTGAGAAGGGATTACCCAATTGAAAAATCAAGTAATGTAACTTTTGGAGCTTATGATTTTGAAGATAAAGATCTTTCTCTAACTTCAAATTCTAACATAGAAGTTGATTCTGATGATGTAGAGTGGGAATAACCTAACTTCGGATAAAGTCCGCATTGTGCGGCAAATTCCACAATAAAACATTCCACAGTAAAAAATAACATAAGGAGCAAAAAATGGTTTTCGGCGAAGTAGATTGGAATTCAGCAGATTCTTCAAGTGGCAAGTCTGATTTTATGAAGCTTGAGGAGGGAGAGAATACAGTTAGAATTATGAGTAATCCTATTCAGTTCTACATCCACTGGTGTAACGGTCCAGACGGAAGCAAGCGTAAGTTTAACAGCCCAATAGATGATGCAGCTATGGTTCGACGTTTGGAGGACTCTGGTTTTAAGCGTACAGCCAGATGGTTCATCAAGGTACTTGATCGTCGTGACAATCAGTTCAAGGCATTAGAGATTGGTCCACAGGTCTTTAACGGCATCAAGTCTCTCTACACCAATAAGAGATGGGGAAAGGTAACTGGTTATGACATTACTATTACTAGGGCCCCAAAGGGAACTCAGCCACTATACAGCGTTACACCAAATCCACATGAGCCTCTTCCAAGTGATCTGAAGACTAAGTTCCAAGACTTTAACGACAGAATCAATCTAGAGAAGATTATTGCACCAGCAGCTTCATCTGAGATTTCAGAATACATGAGATGGACTGATGCAAAGACTGCCACCAAGCAGGCTCCAGCCAAGGCAAAGGGTGATGATTTTGACTTTGAATTTGAAGAATAAAATTTCACTTTAGGGTGAAACAAACCCCTGCATGGAGTAAAATTCATGCAGGGGTTTTTATGTATAAAACATTATCTTTAGATATTTCATCCACGACTATTGGCTGGGCCTTGATTGGCAACTCTGATGACAAAATTACTATCATAGAGCATGGTCACCTAAAGCCTGTTAAATCTGATTTATCTCTTGCAAATAGGGCTTTAAGATCTCAAGTTTTAATTAAAAATTTAATTAAAAAATATAATCCAGATAAAATTGCAATAGAGGATTATGTTACCAAGTTCTCTAGAGGAAAAAGTACAGCAAGAACAATTGTAGTTTTATCTGTTTTTAACGAAGCCATGAGCATGGCCTGTATAGAAGAAAAGAAAGTTGATCCAGATAAAATAGCGGTTATAAGTATTAGAAGTTTACTTTCAAAATCTTTTGATCAAAAAATATCTTCAAAAGAAGAGTGTTTTGATTTCATCAAAACCATTCCATCATTTTCTGTTAAATATAATAAGAACCAACAAGTAAAAAAAGAAACTTTTGACGAAGCAGATGCTGTAGCTGTGGGTATCTCTTCTATTATTAGGAGTAATAATGGCAAAAAATTTATCTTACAATAAAGAAGCTAGAGCAAAGTTGCAAGCAGGAGTTGATAAGCTTGCAAAGACTGTTGCAGTAACGATGGGGCCTCAGGGAAAAAATGTTATTCTACAAAAATTTGTAGGAAATCCAGTCATAACCAAGGACGGAGTCTCTGTGGCTAGAGAGATTGTTCTGTCAGATCCTATAGAAAATCTAGCCTGTCAGCTTGTCAAGGAAGCCGCCGGAAGGACTGCTGATATGGCAGGTGATGGCACTACTACTGCTACCGTTTTGACTCATGAAATCTTTTCTAGAGGTAATGAGCTGATAAGCGAGAATTACAACCCACTTCATCTAAAGAGAGGTCTAGAGTGGGCAAGAGATCAGGTAATTGAGGGTTTAAATAAAATTGCAACACCAATTACAGATTTTAATTCTTTAAAAAATATTGCTACAATTTCCTCAAATAATGACCAAGAAATGGGCGGACTAATTGCAGAAGCATTTGAAAAAGTTGGGTTTACTGGAACGGTAACTGCAGAGGCTTGCCCAGGAAATACATCTTATGTAAGAGTTACAGATGGAATAGAATATAAGAAAGGCTATATCACATCAAACTTTATTGTAGATGGTGGATCTGATATTGTATTGCAAAACTGTGCAATTATAATTACAACTCAAGAAATTACCTCATTAACTAGTGGTTGGATCAATATTTTAAATGAGCTAAGTGAATCACAAACTCCAATACTGTTAATTTGCAAGTCCTTAAAGCAAGAAGCTTTGGCAACTTTAGTTGCCAATAATAAAATTGGAAGGCTAAAATGTGTTGCAACAGAGCTTCCACCATATGCTAGAAATAATTCTGAATGGTTGGATGATCTCTCCATTCTTTTGGGAACCAAAATTGTTGGATCAGAATTTGGATTAGAGCCACAGGACTTAAAGAAATCAGATTTAGGATTTGCAAAAAGAGTTACAGTTGGAAAGTATGATACAAAAATTTTAGAGAGCAAGAAAAATACAGAAAGATTAGATTCTAAAATGGCAATTTACAAGGAAGATATTCAGAAGCTGTTAGGAGATACTGACAGGCTTGATATTAAGAAAAGAATGGAATACTTAACTAATAAGGCCGCTGTTATTGTGGTTGGATACAACACAGAGCTAGAGCTAAGGGAGAAGGGTGATAGGCTAGACGATGCCCTTGGAGCCACTAGGGCCGCTATAGAGGAGGGGTACGTCCCAGGTGGTGGTTTTGCACTATACCGTGCCGCTGAAATGGTGGACTTGAAAAAAGCTCCACACGAAATAAGGGAGGCCGCACAGGTTCTCCTAGAATCTTGCTCTAGACCTTTGAAGCAAATTGTAACCAATGCTTTTTGTGATCCAGAAGATATCATACAAGAAGCATCAGAATACCGAGGTACACTAATTGGGTTTAATGCTTCTAATTGTGAGTGGGAGGATTTAGTTGCGGCTGGAGTTATAGATCCTAAAAAAGTTACAAGAACAGCACTAGAAAACTCGACAAGCATTGCCCTCCTGCTTATAAATACTGAAGCGGTTGTTTCCGATGAACCAGAGAAACCATCTGGTTGGCAACCACCAGCAGGGTGGAGACCACCTGAGTCTTCAAACTTAAATCATAAATATTAGGAGATAAAATGGCAAAAGCTGAAGAGAAATTGATGTCAGAAACAGAGGCATGGAAACAACTAGAAGAGCTATTTGGATCAGACTCAGTTGTGAGACCAGATGAAGTAATCAAGACCGATATAATCAGATCAACAACCCCAGCCTTAGATAGAGCACTAGGTGTTGGTGGTTGGCCTCGCGGAAGACTGATTCAGTTGGCTGGAGCACCTAGCTCTGGAAAGACTCTTCTTGCCCTACTTGCCATTGCCGAATGGCAGTCAGAGCATCCAGATAATTGTGCGGCATTCTTAGACGCAGAGTTTACCTATAGCGCTGAGTGGGCTGCAAAATTTGGTGTTGATAACGATAGAATTTATCTAATCAAGAGTAATGAAGCTGCCAAGATTTTTGGAGGATTAGTTGGAAGGGTAAAAAAGAATGCTGTTACTGGAAAGCTGACAAAAATTCCTGGACTTTTTGATATGATTTCTTCTGGTCAAACTATTTCTTATACTCACCCAGAAACCAAAAAGAAGGTAAATTTAAATTGTGGAAGAATGGGCGTAATAGTTCTAGATTCAATTGCGAATCTTCAGGTTCCACAAGAAGTTGAGGCAGAGGTTGGAAAGTCTCTTATGGCGGCGGTAGCTAGATTTCTAACTGTTGAGCTAAAGAAGCTAACACCTGGAATTGCAAAGGCTAATGTAGCCATGATTGGAATTAACCAGGTTAGAGTTAATCCTGGTCAAATGTTTGGAAACCCAGAGGATACACCAGGCGGTAAAGCACTCAAACACGCCTGCTCCATCATGGTAGAGGTTGGTCCTATGTCTGGTGCTGATAATCTTATTTTAGACTCTAGAGAGGAAAAGCAGGGTCATAAAATTAGAGCAAAAATAACTAAGAATAAATTAGCTGCACCCTTCAAGGTTGCTGAATTCTTTGTTGATTTTAGATCAGGTGTTGTAAGAAAGGGTGAAGAGCTATTAGAGTTAGGCGTAAAACTTGCTATGTTTGAGAGGCCAAACAATAGAAGTTACATTATAAATGGTGAAAAACTTAGCTCTAGAGATTCTGCAATCGAATATTGTGATAAAAATAAAGATTTAATTGAGGCATCAATTAGAGACTATTACCTATCTGGGGCAGACTCCTCCTCTGATATGTCAGAGGCCGTAGAGCAAGGAGATACAGATAATCCATTTGATGACGAAATAGAGGGAGAAATTGTATGATACTAAGATGTAACCCAGGGTGTAAACTCAGCGATGGCACAACAGATGGATCATTAGACTTGGAGACAAATGAGGCCGTCTGTAATACATGTGGTGAAAATTTAAAAGGAATTTCTAGTTTTGCAAAAATTTCCATGAAAAACATAGGAGATGTAAAAAAGACTAATAAAAAGAAAGCCTTTGTTTTTCCTTGCAAAACATGTAATAAAAATGTAGAAGCAGAGGTGACTGCTGGAAAAGTTTCTGGAAAGGGCTGTAGCCATGGAGGATGTTTAATCAACATTACTGAATTTATGGTTAAAATGATCCAAGAAAATCAAGGCTCTGATTTTGAGGGAAATAAAGTAAATGCAGAATAAAGAACCTGAAATTTCTAAGCTAGTAGATATTTGTCATTCTAATTTAGAAAATTCAGAAAAATGCTTTTCATATTTAAGAAAAAATAGAAGGCTAAGTCTTGAGTTAATTAAGAAGTATAGGCTAGGATATTTTCCTCAAAATATCTCAAAACTAATTCAACATGTTGATGAAGAAGCTCTGATTAATACTAATATTATTTCTAGCTACAAAAGCAGTGATTTTGCAAATTATTTCTATTTAGTTATTCCACTAATAAATGAGTATGGAGATTCTGTTGGAATTAGCGGAAGAGCACTGGTTAATGACGAAGAAAGGTCTTATCTTGGAATTCCAAAATATAAAAATTCTTCTTTTAAAAAAGCAAATTTTTTATTTGGATTAAATTTTTCTAAAGAAAAAATATTAAATTCTAATAATGTTTATGTAGTTGAAGGTTACTTTGATCAAATTGCAATGACACAAAGAGGTCTTGATAATTCTGTAGCTATTTGTGGAACTGCCTTCTCTCAGTATCATTTTTATAAATTATCAAAATACTGTGATAAAATTACTTTTATATTAGACTCAGACGAAGCTGGTCAGAAATCTGCAGAGCGTATATATTCAAAATTTTTAAACAAAGGTATAAAATTAAGATTTTTAAAAATTCCAAAACCATTCAAAGATGTTGATGAATACTTTGCTGACCCATCTAAAAATAAATCTTCGTTTTTAAAAGAATTTAAACAAATTATTCCAGAGGATTGGGGATGAAAAAAAAGAGCAAATCATATCAATATAAAATAGTCGAAGTTTCATTTGACTATTCTAAGCTATCAAACTTTTCAGAAAATAGAGGAATTGGATCAATTCTTGCTGAAAATGCTTATAGCGATAAAATGTGTGATCTTAGAGAAAAGCTTTTAGAGGAACTCTACGAAGTTATTCATGGAAATGTCTTAACAGAACATCAGAAGAAAATACTCTTTATGAGACTAATGGGAAAGACTCAAAATGAGATTGCAACGCACTTAGGAATTACACAATCTGCTGTTCACAAGGCTATGCATGGAAATATTGATTATAAAAATCAGAAAAAAAGATATGGTGGTATAGTCAAGAAGCTAAAAAAAATATGCCTCAATGAACCAAAGATAAAAGATATTTTAGATGAAATGTCTAAGTCAAATAATTTAATAGATGATTCTCCTACTAATTTCTTTGCAGAATTCTAAATATTGAAAAAAATTATCTATTAATAAAAAGAAACATTCTTGGAGATTCAAAGATGAAAGAGTTAGATAATATCTTATTTGATTTATATCAAAAAAGAGTAAAAGATGTAAGCAAGAAAAATAAGATAGCTCTTGATGAAGCGGTTGGTCTTAAGAAAGTTGCTTTTGATATTTATAAGATAATGAATGATCAATATGATGACCTATGGAAGGTAGAAGATGGCTTCTTGGTGAGAAGCTCTGATCCAAAATACCAGGTAAAAGAAGGTGGCGATTGGTCTGCAGTATCAAGCTATGATGGAAAAATTGTAACTCTTGCCTATAAAAATGTTCCAGTCTGTAACTTTTCCTCAGAAGAATATGGTTTTTCTACTGATGATGTTTTTACCTTTAAAAGCGCATTATTAGATGAAGTAAAAGAAAATAATGATTTTTTAAAAAATGTCTTTAGTTCTCAAGCAAAATCAAAAAGAGAAGCTCTTCAAAACGTCTTTCCAGAGCTTAAAAAGTTTGTATAAGGAAATAAAATGAAAGATATTAAAAATATAGCAAGAGAAGCAAAAAAAGCTTTAGACCAATTACAAAATGGAAAAAGCTATCCAACTAGTTATGTTCTAGATAGACTTGAAAAGGCTGCTACTAGAAATTCTGGAGACTCAGTTATTGGACACTTCAGAGATGTCATTCAAAAGGTGGCAAAGAGCAATCAATTTGTAAATCAGTCACAGCTGACTAATCTCTACCATGAACTAGCTGGCCTAGGCGGTGGAAGAGATAGATTTAGAAGAGAGCTAGGCGATCTTATTTTTGACAAGACCACACCAGTAATTGAAAAGGATGCATCTAGTGCAAGAATCTCCTATGAAAACGGCCTCCTCCCATTATACGGTGAGTCAGAAGCTTCAAAAGAATTTGAAGGAGTCTTTTCTCTTGATAAAAAATCTTTCTCTTCTTTATCTGATAATATTATAAAGAAAGCAGAAAAGTTTACAAAAGTACAATTAACAGCCCTAGGATGCTCTCCAACTGCTGTCACCGCAGTTCATCACAATGAGCATTTTATCCTATGCAAGGCATCAGTAGACACATCAGATCACACACAAGTTGATCTATCTATTCCCGTAAAAATTGCGGGAGGAATTCCCTCTATTCCAGATTCTTTTATTCAGGACAACAAAGTTGTTAGACTTAATAAAGAAAATTTGTATGTTCACTTAAAGGACAAGCAGAATTTCAAGAAGAAGGCATCAAGATCAGCTTTTGAGGGTCAGAGGGCTGCACATGACTTTAAGATGGATACACCAGTTGTTCCTGTTGCGCTTGAAAAATTTGCAGAACTAGAAGATAGCCTCGTAGCTGCCACCTCCAAGTATTCAAAGGAGCAGATAGGCGTTGCCTCTAATGTGCTAGCCGTAGAACTTAAGGGTATGGGAGTTGTAAATCCACAGATTAGAGTTGCATCATCTGATAATAGATATTTAAATCTAAAGGCAGAAATTCCAACCACAAACGGTAGAGTTGATATTTTGGTTCCAGTAGAGTTTTCTTCTGGAAGACCAATCATTCCAAACTCGTTTAATGTTGGTGGAACAATCTATAAGCTAAATTCTGACTCCATCAATGCTTTGGTTAAATCAGCTAAAAGATCTGGAATAGAGACCATATCTAGAGAAGCAGAATCTATGGAAAGATTATCTCATGATCAGCTACTAGATAGAATGGTATCAGGAGTAAGCTCTGGTGATCTAAAGACTGCAGAGGATGCTTTAAAGGTAATTGAGTCAAAATTTGGAGGACAGATTTATATTTCTGCTCTAGATCAATTTTCAAAATTACTCAAGCATGCATCTAATTCTGATAAAAGAGACTCTCTAATTAAAGAAGCCTTAAGAAAGGGTGACTTAATTTGGGTTCCAACATCTGTTGAGCCATTCTGTCCAAAGCTAGGACTTCCTGCATCAAAAATTGACTTTGATGCCAAGGGAAGACCAACACCTCTTAGAAAGGCCATGAGAGAGGGAATTGAAGGAGCTTTAATTAGTACATCAAAGGTGGTATTGTCATAATGAAAAAAAGAGCCCTTAAAGATCAACACGGATTATTTCAAAGCTTTCAGTCTAATGTAACCGACTATAATACTAGAGAGAGTTATTTAGAGCAACGTGGCGGCAAATATCAAGATCCACAAAAATTATATGGGATTGGACCAGAGCATCCAGAGTCTTATCAGCCAAAAAATGAAAGACCTGGAAGCCTCTCTACAAGATATGTTCCTGGTAGACCTGGAGTTCAGGCCCTTAGGGTTTCTACTGGAGTTTTTCAAGACCCACATACAAAAGAAACCTTTGATTATAATGAGGGATTTATAACACAAGATGGTAGAGTTTTTCGAGGTGGAACTGTTGACTTGCAGACTGATCTAGTCACTCTTGCAAATAGATTAGACAAATTAGGACTAGTAAAAGAAGCTTCCTTTCTAGATTCCATCCTTCTAAAGGTGGCAGAGGAAATGGATCCTTACAAAGAGATGGCTAGAACTCTTATGAGAGGATCCTATTACGCTGCCTCAGAGTTTCAGCCAGAAGAACTATCTGGGCTAACCAGCAAACTAAGAGTTTCACTTACTAAAGACAAATGTCGAGAGATATTAGCATATCTAGACAACATACCCAGGCTTGAAGATGAATCTGTAGGCTTAAATAAGATGCTTGAAGATGAAACTGTAGGCTTAGATAGGATGTCTCAAGAAGACTTTCTTGATGACGTAGGACACAATCCAGAACTATCCAGGGATATACTGGCAGCCGCCATGAGCAGTGCTCCAAAAAGATAGATAGCTTCATAAGATCTATTTTTTATGAAATAAAGTAAATTTGTTCATTTAGAGTACAATCTAAATGAGCATTTTTTTTTGAGGTAACATGAGTGCAAAAGTATTAAACCACCCAGACAAAGAAAGAATCATAGAGAAGTTATTGTCTGGAGAGTCTGTAAAAGAAATAGAGTCATGGCTAGAGAAGAAGTATCCAAGATCCAAAAGATTGCATATTTCTTATATGACTTTGCAAAAATTTAGAGCTGAAAATTTAAATATCAAAGGTGATGTTCTAGAGGATATAAAAAACAAAAAATCAGAAATTGACAAAAAGCATTTGGAGCTAGAAACTAAAATGATAGTTCAGAGCTCAAATGCCTATCAAAAGAAAATAGATGAAATTGCCTCATCAGAACTAGATGTTACTAGAAGACTATTAGAAATGGATAGGCTAGTTAACTCTAGAATTGAATACTACTTTAATCTCCTAGAAACTGGTGGCTCTATAAAAGAGGATAGAATCTTTCTAGAATATGTAAACACAATGAAGAGTCTAATGCAAGATTGGAAGAAATATATTGAAGGAGTTGCTGATAAAAAAATAGAACATAATATTAATATTAATGTTGTTAATGAGCATGCAAGAGTTTTAAAAGAAACTATTTTAGAAATTTTAAGAGAGATGGATCCAAAGTTAATTCCAATTTTTGTAGATAAATTAAACTATAAAATGAGACAACTTGATGTATATCAAGATATAGATACAAGGAGACAGATAATCGATGTTGATGAACGGTAAAAAGATAAAATCATTTGAGTTATCTCATTTAGACAGTAGGATTTCTTTTTCAGAATGGATCAAGACAAACTTAAGCAGCGAAATGATAAACTCTCAAAATGAAATATTTGAATCAAATAGATATTTAACATATCTAGATTATATTGAATCTCAGGTTAAAAAACAACCATTAAAAGACAAGATGCAATGGTTTGAAAAAATAAAGAAATTAAGAGAAGAAAAAGAGAGAAAAAAATAATGTCTTTTAATACTTCTCAAAAATTATTGGCAAAAAAAGTTGCTAGAGAATTTGGAATTAAAGATATTTCTAAATTTTCTTATGGCAATTTAAATAATTTTGATGATGCATATTATTGGACTCTTTTAAATCTTTTGGAAAAAAAACAAATAAAAAAAATTGCTTATCCAAATAATTCTAACGGCATTGATCTTGCTCCAGAGTATGACATAAAAAAATGGCTAGATATTGTTTATGCAATTCATCTAGAGTCAAGGACAACTAGTGAGCCTGTTTTAAAATTACTTGAAAAATATGCAGAAAAATTAGATAAAAATAACCAAGAAGATACTAATTTTAAATTATGGTTTAAGTTTTATTATAATGGTGAAAACTTAAAATATGCCAAAGGAAATAATAATATGAAAAAAGAAGCTTTATATACTAGCAATTTAGGTCAAACCCCAGGCTTATATGGACAAACAACCTGGGATCTTCCAGGTAGCAGCTTTGGTATGGCGGCAGCAAAAGGATCTGAGGATGCTGATGTGGCCCCAGATTTATCTGGCTCTAAAGATGATCAGCTAAGATCATGGAAACAAAGAGTAAATACTGCATGTAGAAGAATCGATAAGCTACTAAGAGAATCAGATCATCTATCACCAGATGAATATCTAGAACTATCAAAATTATTATTAGACTTTAGTCATAAGGTTAGAGTGGTAAAGTTAGCATCTACAGCCCAAGATTTAACATATCAGTTTGCTAATTCTCTTAGAAAATATGCAAAAAATAGAGCATCAACATCTTTAATTAAAAATGCTTCAGATATACTTATAAAAACTGCTCAGGAAGCACAGCCACAGACTGAGCCAGAGGCGGCTTCACTAGAGACTCCTTCGGCAGCAGCTCAGACTACAACCCCTGTAGCTTCAGCTGAAGCAGAGCAGGCTGCTGCGCAAACACCAGCGGATGCCTTAAAGGCTAAGATTCCAGGACCAGATGATGTTGAACCAGCAGATATTAAAAATATAACTCCAATTCCAGGTCCAAAGGAAGGAGAGTATGACGGGTTTGTAGGTGATGTAAAGCTAGATGATGCTGCATCAAAATTAGACGAAGTGGCTGGAATGTTATCAGATAGAAGAATCATCAGACTCTTAGCAGAGTTTGATATAATGTTGGATAAAATTGGCATTGCAGCAATGTTTCCTGAGTTAGCAGAAGCACAAAGCAAACTAATTGATGGATATTCTTATGCTCTAACTCGTGTTACAAAGATGATGGGTCAATTAGCAAATGCTAGAATGCTTCTAGAGGCCCAAGATAGTGGAGAGGTTTTGACCAAGGATCAGGAGGCTGACGCAGAACCAAATGTTCCAACCTCTAATACTGATCAATCCTCAGCAGCAGAGGAAACAGAGTAATTTATTTTGGAAAATAAATGGACATAGATTTAGCAAATAATATTAGAAATTTTTCAAAAGAAAATTACATAGATACCCCACTAATTGTGGGTGGTTATGTTAGAGACACTGCTTTTAGTATTGAAGACAAAATTGTTGATATAGATTTAACAACAAATAATTCTGATATAGCTAGACTAGCAATTGGCTTTGCATTGAAGAATAATTTTTATTATAAAATTTTTAATGATTTACATATAACAATTTATACTGATCAATATAAAAATCTTGATTTTTCAAGCAACTTCAATTCTAAAAAGGCTATAGAATTTTTTAAATCTACGCCATTTTCTGATAAAAAATTCTATGAAGTTATAAGTAGAGATTTTTCTATAAATACATTGCATAAATCTATGTTTAATGATAAAATTATTGATCCATTAGATATCGGATTAAAAGATTGTGATAATAGAATTGTTAGAGCTGTATCTATTCCAGAGATTTGTTTTGGAGATGATGCTAGAAGAGCCTATCGAGCTGTTTCTATTGCAACAAGATTAAATCTAAATATAGATGGTAAAATTATAGATTATATTAAAAATAATCATCATTTGTTTATGCCACTAAGTACTGGATCGGTATCTGAGACTTATATTACGTCTACCATAGACAAGGTAATTGGAACAAATGATGAATTATTATTAAACCTATTAATTGACACAAAATTGTTACCTTTTGTACCTTTAATAGGAAAGTTTAAAGATTTATTAATTTCTAAAAATATGATATCAATATATTTAGATTTAATAAAATAGTTATACTAATAAAAATTTTTGTTCTAGGAGAGAGTCTTGATTAGGGGTTTACTTCATAAATGTCCATTTGGACTGCGAATACCAAACGGTTGTAAAAGTGCAGGCGGCATAGCAGAAGGTACAGAGGTTACTGCCGTCAGCCTTATGACGGAAATTGATTGGAACTCTGATGACTCAGAAGACATCCTTAATGACAACTTAGATGCTTTAAATCAAGTAGAGTATCCCAAAAAATGTCCGTATGCCGACCAGTTATTTAAAGACTCTAATAAAGTTGATTGTAAATATAATGGTAAAAATATTAATTTTATATCAAATCAACTTCCATTAAATGGAAGTCCAGAATATCCATCGGTTACCATTGGTAATTCTTCAATACCAGGATTTAGTCAGCCTCCAGAGGATTATTCTGATAATAATAATCGTACAGTATATTATGGTATTTATTCTTTAATTGGATAGGAGTTTTTATGAGCAAATATGTAGCAAGTTATATTTATAAAGAAGCAGAAGAATTTTCACCAGAAAATTTGTCTCTAGATTATGCTGCTAGTGACGAAAATGAAGATGTAGTTGTTACTACAGTCGAAGAAGCTTTCTCTTCCATGGTTGATGGTAAAGGTAGCTTTGGAGATATTGGAGAGAATTTAATTGAAATTGATGAAGAGTTAACTGAATTTGTAGAAGAACATGGTGATGAGAAAATATCAATTATCCCTGGATCAGAAGCTAGAGAGTCAGACTTTGAAGAGCCAGAAGAAGATGATGACGAGGGCGATTACGCTAATGACGGTAATATTAAAAAGTTCCTAGATTATATTAATGAAATATATCCAACAAAGATTCCAAAGCACGATGGTACAACAACTCTTGGCTGTGAAAGAGCAAAGTCTTGGCTAGAAAGGCTTGATAAAGAAATCTCAACAGTGATTAGAAAAGATCAAGATGGCCTCCTAGATATTAACTCTCTAGAGGAAGTTAGAACAAAAATTATGTCTGACGTAGCAAAATTGTCAAAGCATATTAATGTTTTAAAAAATAGATTTAAAGATGAGTCAAAGAAAAAAGCAAGTTTGGATGAGAACGGTATTCCATCATGGACTAACGGCTCTGGCGCAGAGATCGGATATTCTGATTTAAGAAAAGAAGCTGCAACCCCAAGCAAGATGTTTATCTCCGTACCACCATTTGAAAGAGCTATCTCTGGCATCATGATTAACGCCCATGTCTCCGCAGGACATAGCATGGAAGAAGTTTACGATTATCTTTCAAATAAATATGCCATAACTCCAAGAGAAGAGTTGGCAATTATGCAGATTTGTATGGACAGCGGATTCCATATCTTTAAAGATAGAGGTACTTTTTCAGGAGATAAGAATTCTGAAAAAGATGGAAAGTTTGGTGTAGATTTTATTAAAAATTACTTTGCATAGGAAAACATGAAAATCACAAGACAAAATACATCAGAGTCTTATAACACTACAGTTGATTGGTTAAAAGATTTTGCAGAGACTTTGAATAAAGAAGCTAACTTTATTGATAATTTTAAAAAAATAAAGAAAAAAGAATTTGGCTCTATTGAAGAAAAAATGGCAGATATTAGACAGAGAGTTGGCTTTGATATTATCAAGACCATGCAAGATGAGCCACAAAATATAAAGTCTGCAAATACAAAATGTGATCATGCTAAAGATGGTATGTCAGATAAAGAATGCAGCGTTTGTAAAGCAAAAAAAGTCTTAAGCGAAGATGGTATGAAGATTCTAAAAAACTTTGTAGAATATGCCATTGATTTTGGAAAATCAAGACCTGAAGTTAGCATAGAAGCAATTTTACATGAGTGTAAAAGAGATCCATCTTTAAAGTTTGATAAAATAGAAAAAAATATCAATCAAAAAGCTTTAAGACAAATGTTGAAAACAAAATTATCTAAATATAGAAAGTCAAATGAGAATGAAGTAAAATATGTTTTAGATGAGACTTCTAGTTCCGCCATTCAACCAGATATGGCTGACTACGTACTTCATGCCATGCCGTAATAATGAAGAGAAAAGAAGAAGAGAAAATATTAGATCAATTAGCTAGTAGTTTTTTAGATTTTGATCCAGCAAACTTTGTACAACACAATCTAACGATAGATGGCACCGACTTTAACCTCCTAGAAACTGGTTGGAGATTTATGGTAGATATCTATCGTTATATTGCTTTGGAAGCAACTCAAAAAACTGGAAAGCCAGTAGTTATTAAAAAGGGTCGTCAGGTTGGTGCCACCATCATGGGTTCTGCCTTAGATCTTTACTTTACCAACAGTGGTCTCTTTACCAATCCAAATATTAGGGTTGTTCATTTGTTTCCAGCCCTAGCTCAGGCAAAAAAGTTTTCACAAGATAAACTAGAAACAATGGTTAGAACTGCAAAAGAAGATTTTATAAATAAAAATAAATTAAAATCTGATAATGCAGTCGATAACTTGACCATGAAACAATTCAAGACTGGAACTCTATGGGTAGAGTCTTTGGGTGCAGACGGAGATAGAATCCGTGGTATGACTGCAGACGTTGTTTTCTTTGACGAAATACAGGATATGTACGGTCATGCAGTTGGTAACGCCACTAAGGTGCTAACTGCTGCTAAATATGGTCCAATTGGCCAGGGTGTCCAGGTTTATTATGGTACACCAAAAGAAAGAAATAGCTACTTCTCAACAATCTGGGATATGTCAGATCAAAGATATTATCACCTTGGCTGTATTAATTGTCATAAAACTTATCCATTTTATCTGCCAAATGATAATAGATGGATGTCAATTTGGTTACATGATAATATTGTTCAATGTCCATTATGTGGCACAAAGCAAAAGAAGGTTGAAGCAATTGAGATGGGAAAGTGGGTTCCCTCTAGAAATCCAGAGGAATGCAAATTTGCGGGATTCCACATCAATCAGCTTTATATTCCTTACTTTGCAAAAGAAAATATTTTAAATTTAATGCCAGAGAAAAATCCATCTCAATCAGAAAGGCTATGGAACAACGAAGTTGTAGGCGAGTTCTACTCTGATGCTGGTATGCCTCTAACAAAAGATGAGATTTACAATAAATGTAGAGATCAAGATAGAGAGTTTTCTGCAAAAATAGAATCTGGTACAAAACCAGTTTATTTGGGGGTAGACTGGGGTGGAAAAGACGATGATCCAAATTCTACTGCAGGTCAATCATTTTCTTGCGTAGTCATCCTTTCTGCTATGCCAGATGGAACTCTTCTTATTGAACATGCCCATAAATTAAGAAAAAATGATTTTAGTTATAAGAAAGAAACAATACAAGAAATGTATAGAAGATTTGGTGTAAATAGGGGAGTTTCTGACTGGTTTTTTGGACAAGACGTTGTTCATGACTTGCAATATGTTTATCGAGATAAATTTTTAGGAGCACAAGGAAGCGGAAGTTTAGTTAATTCTGTTAAATTTAGAGAAGATGAGTTAATAATTTCTTATAATAAAGATTTATTAATTGAAGAAATATTTGATCAATTTAGAAAAGGTAGAATAAGATTTCCTTGGAAAAGCTATGAATATGTTGAGTGGTTAATAGATCATTGCACATCTATGGAAGTTAAAACAAAAATAGTCGGAGGTCAGCCAGTCAAAACATATTCAAAGGGTGGAATACCCAATGACGGATTGATGGCACTTATGTATGCTTATATGGCATATAAGTTTGATTTAACTAAAGGTTTCTCAATAAAACCTGGACACAAAACAGAGCATGAGTATCCTAGACCAGTATTAGCAAGATTGAATCGGAGATTTTAAAAATGAGAAGAAATCCAGGTCAGCCACAAAACATTAGCAAAAATGCAGCTAGTACTCTCTCTGAGGTTAGAAGAGCTCAAATATCAGAGGCTGTTGATAAACAAACTGATGCAAAAACAGAATCAAGCTATTATTCATCAATAGCTCACAGCCCATCTTTTAAGCAGGGTGGTTTCAACAAAAAGGCCTCAATAACCTCGCCAATGCCTGGTCCGCAGACCTCTTATAACAATGATAGACTAGCTCCAGAGGTCTATTCTCCATTATTTCAACTAGCAAATCTAAATCTTCCAAGAGATAGAGTTACAATGAACGCTTGGAATAGAGTATTTTATGATACTCATCCAATCGTTAGAAATGCCATTAATTTGCACTCTAGCTATCCTATTAGCAAGATTAATATTACATGTAAAAATAAAAAAGTTCAACAATTCTTTATGGAAATGGCTGAAAGAATTGATTTATATTCAGTTGTATATGGTGCAGCTCTTGAGTTCTGGAAGATGGGAGAGAGCTTCCCATATGCAGAGCTAGATGAAAGTATGGGTGTTTGGAATAGAATAACTATTCTTAATCCAGACTTTATTCATGTTAAGAAATCTATTATAGGAAATCACTCTCAAGTATCTTTAAGACCAGATGCTGGTTTGGTTAGAATGGTAAACTCTAACCTGCCAGCTGATGTTGCCATGAAGAAGTTCATTCCAGCACACATCATTGATTATGTTAAAAAGGGAATGAATATACCATTGGATGATTTCAATATTTCCCACCTTAAACTATTAAGTTCCCCATATGATATCAGAGGGACCTCAATTATTGTCTCTATTTATAAAGATTTGATGCTTTATGATAAACTTAGAGAGTCAAAATTTGCTCAAGCAGATGGAATGATTAATCCATTAACCCTAGTAACTCTAGGTGGTGATGGAGACTATAGGGCAACTCAGTCAGATATTGAAGCCTTTAAACAAGTTTTAGAAGAAGCACAATATGATAAAGACTTTAAGATAGTAACCCATGCTGGTGTAAAAATAGAAAGAAGTGGTTATAGCGGTGCAACTATGGATATAGCTGCAGATATTACTCACATCGTAGAGAATATCTATGCAGGTCTAATGACTCCAAAGGCATTAATGGACCAAGAATCGGCCACATATGCAAGCTCCTCTGTAGGTCTTGATGTCTTAAGACAAAGATATGATGTCTTTAGAAATATGATTAAAAAATGGTTAGAAAGAAAAATCTTTGCCCCAATTTGTGAGTTACAGGATTTCTTTGAATATAAAGATGGTGAGAAGAGACTTCTAGTTCCCACAATAGACTGGAACCATATGAACCTTTATGATATGAACGACTATGTACAGCAAATTAGTCAATTTGTTGGAAATAAACAGGTTTCCCTACAAACATTGCACAGAAGTTTGGGCCTTTCTTATGAAGAAGAAAGAAGAAGAATTAGAGAAGAAATGATTGACGATCAAGTTTTTGCAAAAGAACAGCAAATACTTGGAAATATGAGACTTTCAGAAATTCAAGGACTAGATCCAACAAGAGGCATACCAGAGCCTCCAGAGGGTACTGCGGGCGCAGCTCCAGCAGATGCAGGAGGAGGATTGCCTGGAATGTCACCGCCAGCTGGAGGGGAGCCTCCAGGTGGTCCACCAGCTTAAGATAGGTGATCATATGAGAAGATATTTATTAAAACATGGACAGGCGGCAAGAGAAACTGATTTTACAGAAGCTGATTTTGCCACATCAATTCATCAGTTTATAAAAGGAATGAATGACTTCAGGTCAATAGGCCTGGTAAAAGGTGGGGCGCCAGACATATTATCTGGTGCAATTGGTTTTGTTACTTCAGTCATGATAGCAAAGCCTGGAGCTAACTATCTAGAGAGAGAGCTTGATCTTGGTATTTCTGATTTAAAAGATAGAGACAAGTCCTCTTCAAGTATGAGTAATTCAAATATTTTATCTGCCTTTTCCTCTAGGGTTAGCAGCAAAGTGACAACAGCTTTTAGTAATTTTAATTCATTTATTAAATTTTCAGAAGCAATGCTACAAGATCAAGGTATTAAAGCTGATACAAATATTGTATCTAAGTATAAACAGCTAAAACATTTAATACTTAGAGCTGGAAGTAAAGATAAGGGTGTTAGCATAAATCTTCCAGATGGCTCAACAGCATCTCTTAAGACATTGCTATCGCAGTTGATAGAAGATCTATCTTTGAGTTTAAATAAAATATCAGAATTATCTGGAGCAGATTTTTCTATTTTAAAGCAATTTTTAAATTTATCACCAATAGTTGGTACAAAACTAGAAGTAGATATTGATACCTTATCTGAAAAAAAATATGATCTTGATAAACTACCCCAAAATTTAGTACAAGTTTTGTCAAAAGTTTTGCGCGAAATTAAAAACTTAGAATATCTAGTCCAAATATGTTCAGAGATATCTTCTAATTATAGTTCATCATCAGTTATAATTCCTGGATCCAATAGGTCTCAGGGTCCTTCTAGCCAAAATCAATCTCCAACTCCACAACTTACTAGTGCCGCAGCAACAATTGTAAGTATCATTCCAGGCAATAATTTTGCACAAGATACTCCAAGTTCTTTCAAGATTGTCAATCTAACTGGTTCATCATCACCGTCTATCTCTATTGGTGTAACTGGTAATTTTAAAAATCAATCTCAAACTGTTACTGCTCATGGCCTGTTTCTCGCTTTAAATGGAAATAGATCTATCTCAATAATAGATCCAGCCACCCTTAACAGTCCAACGCAAGAGCTCTTGACTGCCATAAACAGCATCAGACAAATATTGTCTAATCAAAATTCGTCTGATGTGAGGCTCAGTATAAAAACTGACGCTAAAATATCAGGATATATTCTGACAATAATTATTTCTAATAAGATTGCAAAAGAATTAATAAAACATCCCAATATTCCAATTATATCTTTTAGAGTTAATAATATGATATATAATGTAAAAACTGCATTTCATAAATATGAATACGAATCTAATTTTTCAAAAATATCATTTAATGTATCTGACTTAATTAATAATTCTTCTAATATTTCAAAGATAGATAGACAAAAAATATTAAGTAAATTAAAAAATGAATAAAAAATCATATATTTCAAAAAAAGATAAAAATTTAAAAAGCATAAAAAATATGCCTGTAATTAACTCACCTTCAGAAGAAGAGACTGGGTCTAGAGGCTATATTCTTCCAGGAATATATAGTGGCCAACCTTTCATGAAAAATGAAGAAGGAGAGGGATCAATTACTTCAAGATTGGAAAAATATAAAAATAAAAAAACACCATATAAAAAGTTAAAAGATTTAATGGTAGAGCTATCAGACAATCTTGATGAGAGTGGAGAGATTGCCCTTGCTAATTTTGGAGATTTTTTAATTAAAAAAATAGCAGAAGCAGAAGAAGTAGACTATTCATATCAATTAAATCTCTTAATTAAAGCAATTAATAACTCTGACATTTTAGATAAAGATAAAAAAATATCAGAATTAGTTTTAAAATTTAATTCTTTTGTAAAAGAAAATTTTAAAACCTTGGGCGAAGTTAATGCAAAAATGCAGGGCTATCAAATAGCCAGAGCAGAGGCAGAATCACATGTCAGATGATTTAATTAAGAAGGCACAAATACTTGAAAGAGATCCAGTTTATGTTGCAACTGAACTGAGCAAAATTATAAAAATAATGCTCAGCAGAATGTCTCCAGAAGCACAATCAAGATCTTTTACAAACGTAAAAAACAAAATAGAGAAATTTAACGTTATTGAAATATCTGGCAAAAAGAATCCTGGTGGTGCAGCAATTGGTGTTAGTCTTGGTCTTGTAAAGAATGTTTTAAATGGAAAAGATCCATATTTTATTAATGTAGTATTGCAAGAGCTTTCAAAGAGGTTATAATGAGAAAATTATCTTGGCCATATATTGGCGATACAGAGAATCAAATGGGATCTATGAAAGATTTTGGAAACTACAGAGATTTTATGGAAGAAGGTCAGACAAGACTGGATTCTCTTACTCCAGAAAAGTTTACGGTACAAGAGACTGCGGCGCCAACTGCATCTATTTCTAGCGGTAGAAGATTTGTTCTCTCCAATGATCCAACGGAGTCAAATATGTTTTTTGATTTTATTTTTAACGATGAAAGCCTACCAGACAATTCAAATATTTTGGTCATATCAGATGATATAGATAATATTGAGTCATGTGCTTCTTCAAAATATAATGTTTTTTGTTTATCAAAAAATTCTAAACTATTTAGTGATAAAATAGTTTGCGAAGCTGGTGATTCAAAATATTATAAATTTAATAAAAAATTTGATTCATTTTATATTAATGAGGAAAATTTTGATAATTTAAAATTATCATTTTTAAATTTAAATGATCAATTAAAAAACATATCTTATGGATATATAGATACTAGTCTTTCAATTTCAGATATAAAAAAGGCAGCCGTCTATGGCGGTTTAAATATCACAGAATTTAGAAATCTTTCAGACTCTTATTATAAGATATCATTTAATAATTTGCAAAATTCCAAAATTATTGGGGTCTTAGGTAAAGATGGAGATACTAAGGCGGCTTTTATTTGTGACGTTGCAGATTCACATGAAAAGAAAATTTCTGGCTTACAATCTTACTCTACTATAAGAAATAGCTTTGGGTTGCTTTTTCCTTATAAAAAAGCAACAGATGTTTCATTTCATATGGGAACTGTTTCTTATCCTATTGACATTATATTTTTGGATGAAAATTCCATAATAAAGAAAATAGAAAAAGATATTCAGCCTGGATCACCTGGTCTTTTTTCATGCTCTAATATTCAAAATGTTTTAGAGATTAAAGGTGGAATGTCAAGCCGATTAGGAATTGAGGTTGGTGATGCAATTTTTATGGACTCTGCAAAAGAGTTAGCACACTCTAATTCTCTTGAGAAAAAAACTGCAATAACAACTTCTAAATACCTTCCTTCTTCAATAAATAAATATGGATCTGTTTCCATAAAAGTTAATGGCAAAGACTCTATAGTCAAGCAGGCATCTTTTTACGATTTAAAAAATGTTGCTATTATTGATTTAGATCAGTTTTTAAATTATGATGTTAAAATTCATAAAATAAATTCTTATGATTTTAATAACATTAGAAATGTTATAGCATCTAGTCCAAAGACTATAGATAATAACTATAAGACTATATCTATTGCTAAATATGCTTCAGCAGATCTACCTGATCCATACTGCCTCCCATCTACCACTTCTTCTTTTTCTGAAGCATTTAATTTAAATGTAAAAAAATCTTTAGAAGAAATTTTAAAATTTAATGGTAAAATTGTTTTAGCAACAAAAAATGATTTTGATTGGGAAAAAATTGGATCTATTTTAAATTTTAAATCTAAAATTTTGTTTAATAAAAATTTTCCAGAATTTGAGACATTAAGATATCATAGAAATGATGATCTTTATCATGCTGCAAGCAATAGATTTAATGATACTAATTTGTATTTTTTAAATAAAAAAGCTGGAATTCCAATACCAAGTGAAGACGTAGAAAAGGCAAAAAAATCAGAAGATTTATTTAAAAAAACAAATAAAAATTTAGATGATTTATTAAAAAATTTAAAAAAGAATCTATCTGCATATCAAACTATTCAGTCTGATAAAGAGCGTATAAAAGGCAGTAAATATGAGTATAATGAATCTGTAAAAAGAAACACAGAATTATTAAAAAAAATATTAACTAATATTAAAGAAGCACTTAAAATTATGAATGAAATAAAAGATATCTCTAATACTATAGAAATTATAAGTGCCGTAGCAACCTCTACAGTGAGGGCCTCAAAAGTTGTTAAGGAGATTTTTGATTTAGTTGACTCAATAGAGAATGATGATTTTATTACTCAGTTAACTCAAAAAACTGGCGAGGTAGAAAATATGTTTATAGACCTTCGTAATTCTAGTCAAAGAATGATTAGCTACATTAATACAGATATTTTGGGAGTTTTGGTAATTACTCCCTAAGGAGATGGTATGTTTTATAAATTTGGTGATAACACAAAAACAAAAACTGTGATTAAAAAAAGTTCTATTGAAAATCATAAAGATCATGAGAATAATGAACCTACTGAAATTTATGATGAAAATGACAACACAAATAGAAGATCTGCTATAATGAACAAATATACTGAAGAAGAGATTCAAGAAGAAAATAAGTAAATCTTTTTACACAAAGATTATAAAAATTAATAATGATAATAATGTTTATCTTGAGGTTTAAATGTTAAAGAAAATTTGTTATTCAAATGAGCCAGGAATAAAAACAGAATCTTCTGAGAAAGTTTTGGCCTCACAAGAATTGGTTGATAGATTAAGTAAATTAGCTACAGATGTTCGTGCAATTGCACCAAAATCAGATGATTTTCTTTATTTCTCCATTATCTTTTTAAAGTCAGCAGAATCTGCCTATCTTGATGATAATGGTAATATAAAAAAGATGTCAAGTGGAGAAGATGCCTGGGGATTCTTTGATGAGAATTGGAAATGGCATGGAAATGTTTTACCGCACCGAAACAATAATAGAGATATCTTTCCAGAGTCACAGCTAAAAATTGCTGCAAAAAAATGGGTAGGAATGCCATTATGCAGGGATCACGAATCAAGCTCAGTTGATGGAATTAGAGGCATTATTTTGGATGCCCATTATGATGAAAAGTTCAAACAAGTAGTTGGGTTATGCGCACTAGATAAGGTTAATTATCCAGATCTAGCTAGAAAGGTAACCACTGGATTAGTTAGATACGGATCAATGGGTACTGCCGTTGAAGTTTCTATTTGTAGTGACTGTGGAAACAAAGCCTCTACTCAAAAAGAGTACTGCTCTCACGTTTTAAATAAAACTGCACACGGAGAAATAAACGTTGGATTAAAACCAATAGAATACTCTCTTGTAGTTCAGCCAGCAGAACCAGGGGCAATACTTTTGAGATGCCTAGCTTCACTGGAAGAATATCGAAATGAATTTTCAAACTACGGTGTTGAGAATGTAGATGAGATGCTAGGAAGACTCAACGAAAAGCAAGCCTCTCATCTTGAGACTATTATGAAGACTGCCTGTGGAGAAAATGGGTGCAGCATTCCTCAGCGCAAAAAGATCATAACAAGCTTTTTATCAAATAATGGACTTATCAAAGAATCGGACATTAAAGACTCATCTAGTCAAGGAAGCTCCGACATTAAAGCCTATGCCTATCATGATGCTGGAGCAGGTACAGAAAGATTTACCAGTGGTGAGCCAGGAGTAGAGAATCAGCTCTTTGGAACAACCTCTCCACATTCCATCTTAGGAACCAAAAACCCAGAGGATAAACCAGACTTTGCAGCAGATGGCGATGTGCTTAAACCTGTAAAGGAAACCTCTTCCGCCCCGCTTACAACTGTGGCTGGCGTAAAAGATTCTGACAAACTATCAATTAACCAATTATTGGAGGATATAATGAGTGAAACAAATCTTAAGAAAAGAGCAGAGCTCCGCAGACGTGTTGCCTATATGCAGGGCGGAGAGTCCGTAGATGACAAATCTTATCGTGAGCCATCTACTTTCAAATCAGACAGAATGTCTGAGACAGTTAGAAACACCCAAGACCGTCACCTTCTACAAGATGGCGATATGCAGAAGCTAACAAGAGAAGACATGGCAGTCAAAGAGAAGCTTTCCAGAGCAGAGCTTAAAGACTCTAGACTTCGCAGAATTGCTTATATGCAGGGCGGCGAATCAGTAGACGACAAGTCTTATCGTGAGCCATCAACTTTTAAGTCAGACAGAATGTCTGAGACAGTCAGAAATACACAAGATCGTCACCTTCTACAGGATGGTGACATGCAGAAGCTAACAAGAGAAGACTTAGCCCTCAAGGAGAAGCTTTCTAGAGCCTCAGCCAAGGGAGCTTCTATGCAAAAGGTTGCATATACTGGCCCATCTTTAACTACAAGATTTTCTGTAAAGAGAAATCCTAATGGCACCGTTAATAAAACAGGTTCTGTCTTTGAGGTCTTCTCTGGAAACAAAAGAGTAATTGCAGCTACTGCTGGTCAAATTTTTGGATCAGATCTTGGCAGCAATTGGGAATGGATTAAGAGCGAAGAGTATGGAAAAGAAGTCTGCAAACAGATTAGAGCTAGCGGACTACCATATGTTTCAGGTCTTCTAAAGTCTGCACAAGAAGCAACTGATGCAGGTGCAGCCCTACCCCCACCTCCCGATATGGGTGCTGCCGCCCCAGCTGACGCAGGAGCAGCCCTCCCACCTCCACCTGATATGGGTGCCGCTATGGAAGGCGGCGAGGCTCCAGAGGCTACAGGCGAGGAAATGGCAGATGCCGAAGAGAGCGAAGACAAGTCAGACGATCCAGCAGCCCAAATTGATGAAGAGCTTTCTGGCATTGAAACTGCAGTCTCTGCAATTAGAGATTTAGTAAATGAACTAAAAGACAAGCAAGAAGCAGATGTTGATGTAAATGTATTTACAGGAAAGAAGAAAGACGGAGAAGAAGAGGATGCTGATAAACTAGCACTCTCAAGACATCTCTTTAGCGGTCTTAAGAAGGCCTACAGACAGCTCGATAGCTCTGCAGATGAACTTGCTATGGTCGCAGAAACCTATGAGAATATTTCAAAACTCTCTTCTTCTCAAAGAAGAGAGTTTGTAAAACTCGCTACAGAAGCAAGAAAGGACTCTGCTAGAATTCTAGGAGAAGCAACATCTTTGGTTAGAGTTGCAAAAACATTCATTAATGCTGGCGGACTTAACAAGAAAGCTCAAATACACTTAGAGGATAAAATGAAAGATAATTATGTAGATTATGAAGAAGACCATGTGCTCGGGCCAGATCTGGATATGATAGATGATACAAGCTATGCAGATGATAATTCAGACATGTTAGAGCAAGCAGATCCCTCACAAGATCTCGTAAGAGAGGCCATGAATATGAGAAGGTCTCGCAGAGAGGCTATCGTCAAGCAAGCAGAGGCAAATCTACTCTCAAAGAGAGCTGCCGCTAGAAATGCTCTTCTTAAGAAAGCAGAGGGAGAGGATTACGCAAAAGACAGGCATAAAAAGCACGAAAAGCCAGAGGAAGAGAAGGGTGATGACCTAGACGAAGGTGACAAGACTGATGACCTCAATGATATGAGCGCACTCCACACCATGAAGGGAATGGAGATGGGAATGAGATCTCAGGAGAATATGCCATCTGGAATGAAGGCTGGACCACAAATGTCAGATGAAATAAAAGCATTTGATGTTAGAGCCTCTGCACTAAATAGCAGAATGCAACAAAAGAAGGCAGAAGAGGAAAGAGAGTCTTATAGAATCAAGCTTCGTCGCGCTTATGATGTTGGAATGGAAATGCAGAGAAAGGGACTACTCCCACACACCAAGGTAGCTCTTGACAAGCAAGTTGACGACATTATGGCATTTGATGATGGAGCCTTTGAGGCCTTCAAGCGCAGCATTGCCAATGCAAAGTCTGTTAGAAATGTCAAAATTGCTAGCGATCTCGGCGGCGTCAATGTAGGCGTAGAATCAGAGTCTACAACTCAAAATGGTGCAATCACTGCTGACAGGCTTTTATCACTCTGGGACTAAGGAGCTAACATGAGAATCAGAACAAATGGAGATGCTATTGCTCATGAGTTTCAGAAGCTCATGAACAAAAAGCCAGCTCTAAATAAAAAGGCCTCATCTTCAGGCGAGCCAGTGGATTCTGTTAGTGGGGGAGATACAACGGTATTGCTAGAGAAAACAAACTCTATCAGCGATGAAATAAGTGATGCAGATTTTGAGGGGTTAGTTAATGGTCCATCAGATCCTAATGACGACACCTTAATTGATAAACTTGATGAATCACTAGAAGGCTTATCTGATGAGTCTGAGATGACAGGTCCAGTAAAGATGGCTAGAAAAACCGAATCTTTTATTTCTCCAAGGGGAATTAAGGTTATGCATGGACTTGGTAAAATTGCCGCAAGTCTAAGATCAAAAGGTGAAAACTTTGCCGCCGATGTTGTTGAGGCTACTGCAATGTCAATCAGTGGAGATCTAAAGAAAGAGGCTTCAGAAAAAAAATCTGTAATTAATCATCTAAATAAAGTAGCTTCAAAATTAGATAGAAATGGTGATAAGTTTGCAGGTGATTTAGTCAGAACTACAATTGATAATATTATTAAAAAATAGTTCTAATTAAAATATAATAGGAAGACCTATTAATAGTATAATAAAGGGAAGAGAAATCTTCCCTTTATTTTTTTGTTTATGAGGAAAAATGCTAAAAGTAATACACAGTGGAAATGCAATGCCAATGAGTACTGCGGTCGATCCAACTGCAGAATTTCAGCCTGGCATGTTTGCACAGTTAGGTTTAATTGGAAATGATATAGTTGCAACAGTAAGTGATGGAACTGCCCCACTTGGAATTATAGATGACGCTAGAACAACCTCCTTTACAAAATCACAAATAGATGAAATTATTTATATTCCTGTTAATGCTGTAGAAGTTGACTCAAATGGTCAAAAAGTTAATGCAGAAGAAGTTACTGGAGTATTAGAATTTCCAAATATTTTAGATAGCAGTTTTGTTAGTACAATTTCAGTTATATTAAATAAAGTTAACGGTATTATTTCTGTTCCAGTTGGAACCCCATTAAATCATGATTCAGATAGCGATGGAATTTTTGATAGTTTTAAAATTATAGTAAGTTATATTTATCGCGTTAGTGGAATACCTGGAGATGATACCACAATCGGAAGTGGTAGAATTACAGTTCATTATCAAAGAGGTTTTTATGCTACTGATCAGTTTGATACAACTCAAATATATCCAATTAATGCCACACTATATGTAGGAATAGACGGAAAATTAACAACTAGACAACCAACCGATTCTCACCCAGGTGTTGCAATTGTTACTGGTCCACCCACTTCTGCTATGGGTACTTTAGAATTCTTATTATTATAATTTTTTTATATATACTAATTATATCTTAATATACAAAGGAAGAAAGATGCCCAATTGGTCAAAAGAAGAAAAAAAGAATTATGATAAAAGTGAAGTTTTTCAAGAACTAGAAAAACTAACTATTGCCAATATTCATAGACTAGATATTCTTATGAAAAAAACTGCAATAACAAATGGCATGAGCACAGAGGCTATTAAGGCTACTGATACTGCTTTAAAAGGTCTTGCTGACACAATGAGTCAAGTAAAAAGAGTCTCAGAAGAGGCTGGACTTGCAGCTGAGGACCAATTATCTGATGAATCTGAAGATGTTTCCCTAATGAGCGGTCTTTCCAAAGAAATGGCAAAAAAAATTACAAATGAAAGTTTAGACTCTCAAATTTCAGATACCGTAATAAATGAACTAATGGAGATGAAAGAAGCTGCCATTAAAGAGGGAAACATTAAATTAGCATATAAAATTGAAAGAACTCTAGATGAGATTCTTTCCGTGGAGACAATATGAAAATAGTTACTTCAAATAGATCTGATGTATTTAATGAGTATGTTAGAATTATCTCTAAATATAATGAAAAAAATCTTGTAAAAGAAGCTACTGGATGGATGTCTAGCGCAAGATTGGTAGGAGAAGATGCGGGTTTAATTGCCAAAAAAAATCTCGATGAATTAGCCGACCTTTCTTCAAAAGCTGGAGAAAGAGCGGCCTTGACAGAGGGCAGGCTTGCAGCAGCTGGTATAAAAAGTGAAAGTCATTTAAAGAAAATATTTGCTGACGCAAAAGATTTACTTGAAAATGAAAAATATTTAATTAGACAAAGCAATACCATACCACCTTCTGTTAGAAGGGCAACTGATGCTGAAAAAGAATTAATAAAAAAACAATTAGAAAAGCAAGGATTGTCCTGGGGCTCTGAGCCTAAAGGGCCCGTTGCTGGATTTTCTCTTTTGGATGCAGAGGGGAGACCACTAAAAATTGGAGTCGTAACTGTTTCAAATCCAGGAAAAGCAGTTGAATATTCAAAATATCTTAATGACGGTGTGTATTTTACAGAAAAAGAAGGTGTTGAACTTAGAAAACTTCTTGGAGAATCCCTAGGAGCTCCACCTTCCGCACCAGGTGCAGCAAGAGCCGCTGGAGAAGGCGGGGAAGGAGCTGCTACAGGCGGGACAAGGGCTGGGGATAGCGCTTTCCCGAGTGATTACGTTAGACAGACAGACATTGATGTAGTTGATGCAAGATTTCAGAAAGAAATAAAAGGAGTTGGACAAGGAATTTCTGTAAATATTGCTGAAGTAAGATCACTAAAAAAGTCTACTCAAGAATCCATAGCTGCATTAGAAACAAACTTAAAGCAAGCTATGAAAGAAGGAAATACTGATGTAGTTGAAAAAATAACTGCACAATTAAACTCTAATTATAGCAAGTTAGATGATCTAATAAAAGAGGAAGTAAAAGCTTTAAGAGAAGCTACAACAGCAGAAATTCAGTCTTTAAAATCACAAATTGAAGCTATAGAAGCATCTGGTAAGGCTGGAGATGATAGAGTTATTTCAGAGCTAACAACCAAAATAAGTGAGACTGAAGCAAATTTAGCCTCTCAGCTTTCCAAATATGATGCAACAATACAAGATATTAATCAGAAAGCAGCCAAAATAGAAGCTTCAGCAGCAGAAGCTGCCAAGCTTAATGAGCAAACTGCAAAAGCATTATCAGAAACATCTCAAGCTTTAGCTAAGCAATCAGAAGAGCTATCTGCTCTTAGGAAGCAGCTTGAAGAGCTAAAGGCAAAAATAGGAGAGGCTGGCTCTCAAGCATCATCTGCTGCAGCAGGAGCTGGTGCTGGAGCCGCCGCAAAAGCTGGGTTCTTGCATAAGGCAAAGGGTGCTTTAATTGGAGCAATCAAGCTTGCGGCAGCAGTAGGCCTTGGATATTTGGCTTACAAGTGGATTACTGGAATGGGTAGTGGTTCAGGAGGAGCAGGCGGTGAGGGTGGTGACGGCGGCTCAGGTGGAGGCGGCGGTGGCAGCGAAGACCCCAGAAGAGCTGGAACCACAGGAGATGAAGATGATGTCTTACTAGGTGGAGGAGATGATAGCGGTAGAGGCGCTGGTGGAAGAGATGGTAAACTTTCAGCTATATTAGATAATCCAAGATCAAGAAGGGATTTATTTGAGAGAATAGAAAGAATGAACCCAGAAGATGCAGCGGCTTTATTAGAAAGAATCAGGCTAAAGTACGGGGGAGCTGAAACTATAAAGCTAAAAAATCCAGTAGTAGTCAATGGAGAGAGAATCACCTATGTCTTTCCAAAAAGATTTAGTGGCGGAGACTATGATTCAATAAGAAGAGATGCTACAATTCCATACTTTACAGCTTTATATGCTGGAAGGCTTAAGAATGGCAACATGCTTGCTGGTGTAATAGAGAATGAGGCTGGTACCTCTGATGCTCAAAGAATTGCTAATCATGCTTTTGGAAAAATTGCAGCAGAAGCACTTTTCTCTAGAACATTTTTCCAAAATAGAGGTTCAAGAGTTGGAAAAGGAAAAGGCAATCGTGGTTATTCAGAACTTGGAATAGCCGAATCTGGTGAGAGACCAATGACCAGAGAAGAAAGAAAGGCATTAAAGCAAAGAAGACTTAGAAATACTATTGAAAATGAAGCTAGTGACCAAGAGATTGATCCAATGAGTGCATTTGCCTCTGGTCAGCAAGAATATTTTAATAATATATCAAAAAATTCAAATATTTCTACTAATAAAACAAATTCTTATGAATTTGCTAAAAAAGCAGATAAAATTTCAAATCGTTATTTTAAAGATGCCGTTGAGGATCTCCAGGATGACGAATTTATGAAAGCTTATTACGCAGGTTTTTCAAAACTGCATAATCAGAAAGTAAAAAAACAAAAACCAGATTACGATAAACTTTATGATCTTCATGATGAGACTGGAGCGGATTTAATTCACAAAGCTCATCCAAAAGCTATCTCGGTAGCAGAAGCGATAGGAAATGGTGGTTTGGTTGAAAATGAGTCAGAAAAAAGCAAAGCAATGGAGGATGTAGCCTTCAGAGTTCCATCTGGAAATTATAGAGCCAGATATGCTTTCATTCAAAACGCATTAAAAAAGAAAAGCTAGTTTTAAGTTAAATAAATAATTATAAAGGAGATTAACACATGGCATTAAAATTATTACAGCCAGGTATGCAGCCAGCAGGTCAATTCGACCTTAAGGACGGCACCACACTTCATGGCGGTGAGTATGTAGAATTATCAACAGCTGGAACTGACTACGCAGCATCTGACGTATCCGCAGTAGGCCCATCTACTTATATGGAGCCAGGCATCAGAAGCCTACCAGGCGCCGTCAAATTTGGCGGTTTAGCTGACGAGGGAACCACTGGATACGGAACCTCATTTGGCACCATTATTGGAGCTACTGTTGGTCAGGGAACAGGATTTGGATCACTTTCAACAACTGGCGTTGTTGTCGTAGGACCACAATCCTCCACTGGCTCTGGTAAGGTTACAGTTTGGCACGCCCCAGGCCTCTATGGTGTTTCAGGAGTTGCAGCAACTGGAGCTACAGTTGCCGCAGCACTCAGCACACTTGCTGTTAACGTTATCGTTGAAGCAGAGACAGCCACAGGCTACCTAGGCGCAGCAGGCGTCGGCGGTGGCGCAACTGTTGGCGTTACTGTTGGCGCAGTAAAAGACACCTCTCTTGTTTCTACCACTGCTACCGCAGCTGGAGAAACAGCAGAGACTGAATTCTACGCTATCTACATGACCGCAATCAACGGCTAATTTAAAAGGAGTATTAAAATGTCAAATATATTCAATACCAATGGCGAAGTAAACGCCTCATCTGTTCAAGATGCCTTAGCCGCTATTGTTAAGTACGCAAGCATCATTGAAGATCTACAACCAAGCTCCTCAGCTCAAGCAATGGCTTCTTCATTAAATGAAGACCAAAGAGATGAGATGATCAAGCAAGCACTCATGACCCAAGAGGGCAAGATTGCACTTGGTCAAGCTATGGCCAACCCAATCCGCAGAAACTTAGACTACCAAGGCGTTGCTAGAAAGGCCCTCGTTGTAGATCCTCTACCACAAGGCGCACTTCCAGTCTACGACCGTGATATCGACGTAGCTGCAGTAGTTATCTCTTCTAACGGCACTGCCCCAGAGTCTCGTGTTTTCGGTGACCGCGTTACAATTCCAGAGTTTGAGATTGTTTCCAATCCAACTGTCAGAATTGCCGAAGTCAAGAGAAGAAGATTTAACGTTATTGACCGTGCCCAACAGAAGGCTCGCCAAGAGATTCAGGCCCAAGAAGATGCCAACGTCTTCGCAGCTCTCAAGTTCGCTGGTAGCAACGCTCTCGGCGGCGAAAACACCCCAGTAACCCTCGACCTCGGCGGTCCTACAGGCGGTGGTCCAGGTGGCGCTCTCACTAAGTCTGGTATGCTCGGACTCAAGAAGCAGATTGATCGTTGGGACTTAGTTACCTCTAAGTACTTCCTCAATATCAATCAATTTACCGACATCCTCGACTGGGAGTCTGCTGGTGTAGGTGGTGGTTCTCAGGTCGATCCAGTCACACAGAGAGAGCTTCTCCAGACTGGTCTCTATGGACACATCTTCGGTGCCGATATCATCGTCTCCAAGGTTGTTCCAGCTGGTGAAGCCTTCGCCTGTGCAGATCCAGAGTTCGTCGGTGTCATGCCAGTAAGACAGGACATCGAAGTTCTCCCTGCTGACGAGCCAAAACAACTTAAGCTCGGCTGGGTTGTCAACGAAATCATCGGCATCGGCATCGTTAACCCAAGAGGCGTTGCCTACGGTACTCTCTAGTAGAGCCTGCTCCTAAGAGCAAATAAAGAAGCCAGGTCAAAAGCCTGGCTTCTTTATTTTTATATGGTAATATTTTAGTTGAATGTAGAAAATTACAACTATTGGAGCAGGTATGATTGAATATAATCTCTATGATATATTTCCAGATTTAAAAAAAATTGATGAACAAATATTTAATTCTTATGATAATAAAAATCTTATTATTAATTTAACAGAAAATCATAATCTTCCTCAAAATAGTTATAATATATATAATTTATTTTTAGAATATCAAAATGAATTATATAAAGTTTACAAAAATCTTTTAGAGCCAAAATTTATAATGTATAACTCTTTTGTTAAGAATTTTAATACATTTTTGCTAGAAATGGATAAATATGGAATAAAAACTTCTCCAATTAAAGATACATCTTTTCAAATTGATTATCTTTCAATGATTTCAAGAGTACCAAATGTTTCTTATATTATATTTTCTAATTTTTTTAATAAAATAGATTCTTCTGAATTACAAAAAATTAATTTTATAGAAAAAGTTCTTTATACCATAAATGCTCTTAAAAATTATTCAAATACTAATCCAGATTTTGAAATAATAAATTTATCTGACCCTGATCAATTTGCAAATACAGTATTTGAATATTCTTCTTATGGCTCTCTTTTGGAATCTGTTAAAATTTATTTTCACTCAATTTTAAGTGGAAAATTAAAATTAACATTAGATAGTGTATTGGCTGATATTGATCCATCTAGTTTCTTTTCAAGAATAACTTGTCCACTTCCACAATGGCCAAAAAATACTTATGCACCAACTCTTGGCAAGAACTTTATTGCAGGATCTGTGATAGATTTATTGCCAGACTCTGAAGATAAAACTTCTTTATTATCTAATTTAAAAACTAATATAGTTTATAAAAAATATCTAGATTTAAATGAAAGTAATAATCAGATTTTTTGGATATCAGAAAGTGCAATTAATGCAATTAAATCTTTTAGAGAAAATGTCCTGGGTGTTAGCTCGGATACAGTTGAGGTAAAGATAGGTGATGATTCTTCATTTATAGTAAATAAAAGCCTTGAAGGTTTTGATGATATTTTAAAAAGAAAAAAAATAGACAAAGAAAATTTTATCGACTCTATATTTGGAGGGTATGGTATAAAACATTCTCTTTATAATTTATTTTCTAATTTAATTTTAGATCAAAATAATATTTTTTATCCAAAAATAACAGAAATTTTTATTAAAAAAGTAAATGATATAAAAATAAAATATCAAAAAATATCAAGAATACCAGCGGAATCATTGGACAAAATTTTTCAAAATTTTTACGAAACCATTGAGAGTGATAAAACTGAGCAATTCTTACGATTATCTTGGATGCTTAGCGGAGAGTATGAAAATAGTTTTAAATATAATAGAGCTATTATTCATTATTTATTAAATAAAGAAACAATTATAAAACGCAACTATAATCTTGATTATATTTCTTTATTAAAAGAATCTTTTAATTATAATTTATTTTATGATAAATTAAAAGAAGAAATTTTATCATCAAATAATGGTGTTGATATAAGAAATATTATTGATATTCTTTTTGAAGAGACTAAATCTAATTTTTCTAATAAAATTTATCTTCATTATATTGAGAATGAAGAATATATAGATATCAATAGATATGTTTCTGATCAAATATTAACTATTCAAAATAATTTTATTTCTA